CATGCATGGATAATGTGACGGTCTTCTGGAAGAGATATCTCTCATCAAGGGATGTCTCCTCGCTGAACCTTATGTCGAAGCCGTTAAGCCTCAACGGAAGTTCTGTTATATTCTCACAATATGCCTCACCGTTGTCGATGTAGACATTCTTCACATGGTCCTCACTGACAAGGTATATAACCCTTTTGAGTTTATCATATGTGTATTTGCAGTTGCTTGGTTTATAATCAGTTACCATGATTTTATTGTTTTCGATAATTATATATTATGTGCTGACCAACTGGTAGGTATTCCGCTTCCACCTCTTGGCCAACTACTCATTGATGATGGTTTATAGAAGTCCCCTCTGTATGACACGTTTCTTAACCAGTCTAATGTGCACATATCTGCGGAAATATCAGTAGCCAGACACTTTATGTAAATAAGACTTGTACAATTCCTGAACATCTGTGTATATGAGCCTCTCAAAAGAGTTGGTGCTGGTAAGTCTGGTCCTTCCATAAGACTTGCACAACCATCGAACATCTGATAATAGCAATTACTTGCCAATGTCGTTGATGGTAGTTCTGGTGCCGTTGACAATAATGTGCAACCAGCGAACATACCGCCATAACAAGTTGGAGCCAATGTGGTAGCTGGCAGTGCTGGAGGAATAACCAACTTATTGCAACCCCTGAACATATCGCTGTAGCAGCCATATGTCAATGCAGTGACAGGCAGTATAAGATTTTCAGCACCCAATACAGTACTGGCACTGGCAAACAAACTGTTGAAATTATCTTCACTTCCGCTTGGGAACTGAGTCTGATTCATGAAATTATCCCCATAAATCAATGACATGATGTTTCCATAGACATAGAACGATGCCGTTGAGGCGCCAAATGTACCAAATCCTACCACTGGGCCATTGCAGGCTCCTCCATAAGAAGAGTTAGTGCCCTTGAATATTATCTTATCTCCAGCACTTACATTAAATGAAGTTCCAGCCGTTGATGAAGTTATCTCTGTCCATATGGTACCGTTGTCTCTTGAATAACTGATTGTCTTACTTTCACAGTCTGCATTTGATTTCCAGACGATAGTTCCACTTGACACAATTTCGAATGTAAGATATTGCGAAGTATAGCCACTAGGAGGTATCGGTGTTTCTGATGCACATTCTGAATAAGTGTCATGCATTCCAGTTACATATCCAAGTCTCGTCTCAAGTGGTGAAACGTCAGCCCACGTGTTTCCATTATCACGTGAGACCTGTTTTTTCTGTATCATATATTTGTAATACATATACAATTTTATTAACTTGTTTTATTGAAATGCAAGTAATTTAACTTGCATTTTGTACTGTCCAGTTATTTGGGATACCGTTATTTCCTCTTTCCCAACTTTCCATGGAACTGTTTTTGATGAATAATCCAGAACTTGCCACATTTTCGACCCAGCCGTTTACACAGGCAAATCCAGAAATATCAATAGCCATACACTTTATATGGCTAAGGTTTGCACAGTCTTTGAACATGTATTGATAGCCATATGTAGGAATTGATGTTGCAGGTAAATCAGGTGCCGTTGTAAGACTTGTACATCCAGAGAACATAGCCATGTAACAACTATCATACAATGTAGTTGCTGGCAGTTCAGGTGCAATTGTCAGACTTGTACACCCCTTAAACATGCTTTTATAGCAATTATGCTTCAATGCAGTTGATGCGAGCGTCGGTGCAAGTGTCAGACTGGCACAACCCTCGAACATGGATTGATAGCAACCCAATAAATCAGTATCAGATATGACGTTTGCCATTTCAGTTGCTGGAAGTGCTGGAGCCGTTGTGAGACTTGTGCAACCAGCGAACATGTAACAATAGCATCCTGCTGTTAACGTTGTCGCTGGTAACTCTGGTGCTGTTGTGAGGCTTGTACATCCAGAGAACATTGACTTATAGCATAATGTCGCCAATGTTGTTGCGGACAGAACTGGTGCTGCCTGAAGACTTGTACATCCTTCAAACATTCTTCTATAACAATTATCTGTCAGTGTTTGTGTCGTTAACTCAGGTGCTGTTCTTAGATTTGTACACCCTAAGAACATGTACTCACAGTAACCGCCTATTCTTTCAGGTGGTGTTGTAAGACTTGCACAATGATAAAACATCTGATAATTAAATGATGTGGTGGGCATTACAAGATTCTCTGCACTGACTATGTTGGTGTTGGCGAAAAGTCTGTCAAAAGATTTATATTCATCCATATGATTGATGAAATCAGACTCATAATAAAGTGACATGGCATTTCCATAAGCGTTGAATGATGCTGTACTGCCGCTTAATCTCAATGCATTGTCAGTACCCATATTTGTACTTACTATATGATACCTGAAATATATCTTTTCTCCAGCATTCACATGTATTTTTCCCTCATTTTCTAAGAGATGCCAATCTCTTCCATTTTTCGACCAAATCAGATTTTTCATTAAACCAACGATATTAGCATTCCATGTTGTTTGAATATAACCGCTGCTTAAAATGTCAAGTGTGAATAATTGTGCTTCATATGCATTTGTACATTCATATATATCAATATCAGACCATCTGTATATTGGTTCTATATATCCACAATCCTCAGAGTTATATTCAATAACCGTGCTTCCTGACACACCTGTGTTCTCCCATGTGGTTCCACCGTCATAGGATACCTGATTCCATGTATCAAGCATCTTGGTATAGCCGTTGCAGTATGGTGTTCCTGATACAGTCCTGTACTGAGGCTCCACATATCCACAATCAACAGAGTTATACTCAATCGGTGTTCCTGGCCTGTAGTTTCCAGTATCGCTCCATGTGACACCGAAGTCATCAGACCTCTGTTCCTTCTCCTTCTGACACTTCGTGGTGCCAGAACACATATAATCACCTGTGACCTCCACCCACTGGTATATGGTATTGTCCACAGAGTTACAGTTGGGGTCATCCTCCATCTTCAGTATCTTCTGCATGGTTCCATTGCCATCCACCGAGTACTCAACAGGGTATGAAGGGTGAAACGGTTGGTTTCCCCTTTTCTCATATTTCTGATATAGTAGGTAAGAATTACTCATTATTTATTGTTTATATAAACATATGGAAGGGCATAAAAAAATTGGGAACACCCTTATAAGCGTTCCCAATTCCTATTGTTAGAAAAGTATCGTTTCAATTACTGACCCCTAACGACTGCGATAGCTGCATCTGAAAGAACAAGTGCACTTTCAGTAACATTTGCAGAGAGGGTAACTGAGATACCGTTGGTATCACCACCACCAGAAAGGGTAGCAGCGGAAGCCTCAAGACCAGTCAGACGACCGAGTGCAAGATACTCACCGTCAGCAGTTGCAACGACAGCGAAGTAACGGCCCAGAGAAAGGGCATCAAGAGCCTCGCTCATGCACTCGTCATACTTACCAGAGATGTTGAAGGTAAGGGTATGTGTGCGATACTTGTTACCGTTATCCTCCACAACAAGCTCATCAGTGAAAGTCACCGAGTTCTTTGCTGGTTCAATGTGGTAGAAAGAAGCATCGTTTGCCAGAGTAATGGCAGTCACTTGCTGACAGTTACCAGATGTGTTGCCAGTTGCAGATGAAGTCACATCAACGAAGTTAGCAAGATAGATATCCTTAACCTCAGGAAGGCTGTAACCACAAGAACTGGTGCGAAGCAAATCTCTATTTAATACACAATTCATAATTATATCTTCTTTTTAATTCTTTATTTTCCATTATGGGGTGGGTGCCCGTTTTGACACCCACCATGAATCAGGGGATTATATATTGTTATGGTTTATGCTCCCTCTGAATAAGCGAACAACTCAGGAACGATTACACCGACTGCGATGTTGCTGATTGCGATAACACGGAATGCGTTGTCACCAGTGGTCTCCCTCATGTCGATGAGCTTGTACTCAAGATGACTGTCATAAGTGTCATAACCCAGAACAAGGTTCCTTGCTGGACCGAAGAGGATGAAGTTTCTGCTCTGCATGGTTGGAACAACCTCGAAGCCCATCACGAAGATGCGGCCATTCTCCCTTGCATAGTTGGCGAACACAGCGGTAGTGCTGTTCGGGCAACACTGTTTGCCAAGAGCAACCTCTAAGAGACGAACATCGTTATGGTTCATGAAAATCTTGAAGCCTTCGGTATCAACCTCAGCGTTGCCAGCGACCTCAAGACCCTTCATTACAACGGCCTCAACCTGAGCGATGATATTGTCAACAGTAAGGTTAGCGCCTGAAACGCTTGCAGCGTCGCTTTCCTTGATAATCTTCTCAACACCGTCAGTGGCCTTGATGTAAGGCTTGGTTGCGCCAGTGTAGTCTTCATCACCCTTCCAGAAAATCTCCTGATATTCTGCACTCATCTTCTTGCGAAGCTTGTCGAAATACCACTCAGCGAAAGTCTGAGGAATTCCACCACGGAGACTGATTTCGGTCTGGTCTACCAAGAAGGTGTTCCAGAATGTGTCATAACAGTTTTCCTGATTGACCTTGATAGCTGCTGGCTCGATGAAAGCCTCAGCCAGAGATGCCTCACCAGCAGGAGTGAAAGGACAGGTGTAAAGCTGCCACACATCACCAATCTCACCAGTATACATCTTCATCTTGCCCTTGACACCGTCCATGAAGGTAATACCATACTGCCTCAAATCGATGTCATATATGTCTTGTGCAAAGATGTCCTGAGCCTCCTTACCACAGTAGGTAAGACCCTTTAAATCAATGAAATTTGCAATTGCCATAGTTTTATTAATTATTTTGAAATATTATTTTACTTTTTGTGTTATTTTTCTTTATAAACATATGTGTCGTTTTTTTCCTATTACATGGCTCCCCTTATCTTGTCACGCCATGCCTGATATGCTGGATTCTTGACCCCGTCAGCGACTGCTCCACCGTTTCCAGAGTTGGTATTGATGGGCTTTGCGGACGGCTGCTTGCTTATCTCCCCAATCTTATTGACAAGTGCCTCGTTATTCTTCTTCAGTTCCTCAATCTCTGCCCTAAGGTTCTGTACAACCTCCTCCAATGGATTTGGCTGTGACTCAGGCTTCGTTTCAGGCTCTGTAACGGGCTCCTGTTCGGGTTCTGGAGTGTCTTTAACCTCTTCCTCTTTCGGCTCCTCTGGTGCAATTTCAGTCGGTTTTTCGACCTCTTTTGCAGTATCTGCAACATCTTTCACGTCACCACCGTTGATAAGTGCCAGAATCTTGTCGATTATGCCCTTGCTGTCCTTCTGAGGTGCTGGTGCTGGCTCTGGTGTAGGTTCTTGGGCTGGTTCTGCTGTAGGTGCTGGCTCATCAGCATTGAATTTGAGTTCATTCGCCTCAAGGATTGCCTCGACAGAGAAGCCCTTAAGCTCACCTGACTTGACCCTTTCCCATACATCAACGTCGTTCACCTTGAATGCTGCGAACCATGTGCCGATTGGTAAGTCAGGATTAAGACCCAATGCAACCGACTTGTCCTTCTCCATGTCTGCCTTCAGCCAACTCTCAACGAGCACAACATTGTCAGCGACCTCGTCATGCTGCAAGGTGACACTGTCCTGCCTCTTGAACTTGAGATAGTTCTGAGACATCTTCTCGATACTTTCCTTTGAGAAGGTGATTGTGTATTCACCCGACTGGTCATTCCTGTATATCTCCTTGTCTGGAACAAGCACTGCACCATATGCAAGGTGCTTCTCATTGCTGGAAAGATAAACCATATCCTCCTTGTCCTCCTTCATGGCGACAAAGAGCTCTTCTATTGCTGGCTCTGTCACGAAAGACACTGCCAGAACGTCGGAATTAAGACCGACACTATACTTTTTTAACTTTTTCTTGCTCATAGCGAAATATTCTTTAAATAAACATATTTGTTTCACGAAAACAGTTACCACAGGGTGTATGACACTCCAATTCCTACAAATAAGTCCGTTTTCCGTGTTGTCAAACCATAGCCATATCCACCTTGTGCCGATATATGCCATTTCCTTGCCTTCTGACGCTTTGTAATCGTGTTTGTGATGATTTCCTTGTATTTGGTGTTATATCCTCTCAGAACGAAGGAAATTGAATCCAGTTTTGGATATTCCTCATCCTCATAGCTCCTGCCTGTTAAAGAAGCTGTGTACAATAGAGTATCTTTCCCCATTTGGAGTGTATCTGAATACTCTTTTTTTTTAACGAATATCATTCGAGGTATCATTATGTCACTGTCCTTGTCATGGAAGTACAGTGTGTCCCTCTTCGTTATCGATTCATAGATAACCTGTGGCACACTGTCAGTCTTCTGTACCTCAAAATATATGGTATCACTCTTCATGACAGTGTCCGTCTTGATTGTTTCCGTTGTATGAGCATCCTTGTAGATTTGATAAAGCTTCGGTGCAGAGAAACCTATCACCCATACCGTTGCCAATGCCAATATTATTCCTGTTATAATTTCCAATAAGTTCTTTTTCATAGTTGTTAGATTAAAAATGGGCTGATTTTCACCAATCAGCCCTTATTACAGTCCTATTCGATTTGGTAGCTGCCCGAATGCCTAAACTGTGTAGTTTCTCGTTATATCAATCGTTATATCGTTTGAACCCTTCTGTTGCAGCCTCTTGAACAGGGCTTCATATGTGTTTCTGCTGTCCGTCAACCGTCCGACGATGGTGTTCTTGCCAACCAACAGGCACCCTTCTGTGTCCTTTGCACTGTTTCCTGAGTGAATTCTAATTCCTGAATATGCTGGGACGTTGGTTATCAGGGGCATAACACGCTTATATTTGGGAGAATAGTTGAGAATGACCTTGTATATACCCACTGGTATCGCTGTCTCTCCCTTTATCTTCATTTTTCTCAGTTCTTCCTCGCTCATGGCTGAGTTAAGTCCCCTATCTGTGTCCTCAAGCGTGTCACAAAAGTATTTTCCGTTGATGTACAGTTTTCCTATACAATATGTTGGTCTATTCGCTATCCTTTTCAGTGTCAGTCTCATTTTCTTTCAAGTAGTAGTAGTTAGTTAAAGAGTCTCCACCCCAAATTACCTTTCCATAACATGTATTTTCGCTCCAAAATGAGTAACCCTCAGGGGCATGGTAGGTGTATACCCCCTGATAATCAGAGGGTTTCTTCATCTTCTGTAGTTCCGTCTCTGTCAGTATCATAATCTTCCTCTCTGTAATTCATATGCTTTATTACCTTATACTTATAGGTATAATCAATTCCTATTAAGGCACCAGCGAATGTGAATACCTCACCAACTGCCGCCAGCACCGATGCATCAATTATACCCATTGGCGCCACGAAAAATGATGCCCATAATAATAATACCCCAACGATAACGAGGCATACTCCCAACCAAAGTTGAATGGTCATCTTCTGATGCAAACTCAGTGGTTTTATCTTTCTTTTTTCCATTTCCTTTCTTTAATTAAACATATGTGGGTAATTATTAAAAAGGGGAATAACTTGTGCTTTTCCACATGTTAAAACCCCTTTTTGATGTTAATTATTGATATAATACAAGTTAACTCAATCCTGCAAGTGTCTGGACACGTTTCACCTCATCCGTTTTGTTTATAATGTCCACCACCTGAACAACCGAGGGACGTTCAGCATATCTTTCCATCGTGTCAATCAGCCTGCTGTTGAGCTCTATGTCGGTCCTGAGTGTCGGCAATTCACCACCGTCTGCAAACATTCTCTTCATGCCTGAAATGCTCTTCTTTGGCTTGCTTGAATAGAACTCAATCATGTCAGACAGGTCTAACTTCTTCTTCTTTGAGTTGATGTAGTAGAGAAGGTCACTGTTCTGTGCGGTTGTGCGTCTGTTGGTGACAAATTCTCCACCTTCCACTTCGGCATGTCCACCAAGGACCTTGATACCGCCTTGTGCATGGCTTCTTCCCTGAAGGAGACCACCGTCAGCATACTTCCTTGGTTTGTTTGCAATAATTGCTGCCATCTGTGCTGCTCCCATTGCCGTTGCTGCTGCAATCATTGGAACTGCTGGAATGGGCCACTTGTTTATTGCTGCTGATGATATTGCAAGGGCTGTATTGATTGCTGCTGTGAGTTTGCTCTGGTTCCACTTCCTAATCTCATTGTCATACTCCAGCTTCTCTCTCTTCTTTTCGAGTTTCTCCCTCTCCTTCTCCATCTGCTTTTCCTGAGCAAGGGATTCCCTCTGTGCTTGCATCTGGGCATTAAGCTGGTCAATTAGGTGTTGTCTTCTGTCACCTCTTGCGGTTGCAAGTTCATCCTCGATTGAATCGACGTCATCCTTGTACTTTTCGGTGAGCTCCCTCTGCTTGTCGAGTTGCTTTTCAAGCTCATCCGTCTGTTTCTCAATGGCTTCAAGCTGCTTCTCGAATGCTGCCTGATTGATTTCACCTATGGACTGGATGACAGACGTTGCGGCCTGACCGATGATTTGTATCATCTCATTGATTTCCCTCTTTCGTCTTTCCTTTGCTTCTTTGAGTTTTTCTTCGGTTTGCTTGTCAATCTCATCTATCCCGTTTAAGACTCCTGACAGGTTTGCGAGTATTCTGTTCTTGTCCTCCTCCGTGATAAGTCCGTTTCTGAAATCATCATTGACTTGGTCTATGTCGGTCTGGACATACTGTCTCATGAGGGTTGTGGCCTGGGTTATCTCTCCGATGCTTTTCTTGAGACCTTTCAAGTCCGTGAAACCCCATTTATTCGTCGTCGGCAGATTGGACATATCATTCTGCATCTTCTGCATATACTCATCATAGTCTCTAAAACGCTGGGTAAACAGTTTGTCCTCCGAAGCTGCGATGTCCTTGTTTGTATCAATCTCTATCTTCTTCCTTCTCTCTGCATACTGGTCTATTATGCTGTTAAGTTGGTCATACATGGCATCGAGTCTTCTCACATAGGCTATACCCTCCTTTTCCATTTCGGTGTATGTATCCCTGTTTTCCTCCATCAGGTCCCTGTAATATTCCTGTGCGCTTCCGTTGTCAAGATTCCTCGTCTGTTCATCCAGTTTCCTCAACTCATCGAACTGTGTAAGCGTGTCGTTGATTTTCTTCTGGATGTCATCTTCAGCCACTCTCTCTTCCTCTGTAAGGGCACGTTTCTGCAAATCCCCACGTTGTTTGTAGAAATCCTGCTCCTCTTTGAGCATCTTTTTGTATTGACCACGGGTAATCTCTGTCCTATATTGTAGTGATGATGCAAGTGTCTTTCCATAAACCTCAGCCTTATTCTCATCTTCCTTGCTCCACTTAAGAATATCAAGCTGACCGCCATATTCTTTCGTTAGCTGTATGAGTTCCGAGAACACCTTATCATATGCTTCCCTTAGTTTTTCTGGGTCATTCTTCAATTCAAAGATACCTATCTCATTATCATCCTTGTAATAATCAAGAATCCTCTTCTTAAGGTTTTCGTTTTCCAAAATTACTGCTGCGAATGCATCTTCTGCCTCTTTTTTCAATCCCTTTTTAAGGACAGAATCATCACCTTCAACCATGAAGTTGAATATGTTGGTTTTTTTAGCCTCAGCAGACTCGATTGCAAGATATTCTTTTACTGTATAACCAAGTTTATTCAGTTTTTCTTGGAACTTGTCCATCGTTCCGACTGGCTTATTGAAGGTAACGTTCATTCTCCTGCCGAGTTTGTCAAGACTTGTGTCAATCTTGTCAATTTCACTCTGTACCTTTTTTGCAGTGGTTTCGTCAATAATACCTTGTGTGTCCTGATTGTATTTACCAAGAATCTCCTTTCTCGCCTTCTGATAATTCTCTGCAAGCAGCTTTTCCTGTTCCTCACGTTTCTGACCGTTCTTCCTGATTTTTTCAAGCTCCCTTCTGTTGTTCTCATCAAGTTGAGCCAGTTCCTTGTGGAGACCTTCCCTCATGAGTTTCAGCCTTAGGTCATTGATGTTCTGTTCTGCCTGTCTTACAGCGTCCTCAACCTTCTTTCCATTTGACTTAGTGGTTTTTTCCCTATCGATTCCAAGACCTTTCTGTAGTTCTGCAATCTTTGGATTTATATCACTAAGACGTTTATCAAGTTCCAATACATCTTTATTGTATCCAGCCAAAATAGAAGCAGACCTTGCATCATATCCATTCTCCATGAGCATGTTGAAAGACCTTTTAAATGCCTCCATTCTTAATGCAGCAATAGCAGCAGCATCACCTTGTAATCTCAGTAATTCTATTATTTTGCCACCATTTTTTACAAGCATGGTTTGTGCATCATTTACACCCTTGATATTTATTCCAAGTTTCTTAAATTCAGCACTGGCCTCCTTTAAAATGGATGTTTTTCTCATTTCATCGTTAGTCTGCTGATATTCTGTTCTCAGATAACTCAATCTGCTTGCTGTATTGTTAAATTGGGCCGCTGCATCAACATATGCGTTTCTTTGGTCATCAATAGCCTTTTTAGCCTTTGCAGCTTCAGCCTCTGCTTCCTCTATTACCCTGTTCGCTTCATCTTGTTTTCTTTTCAGTAAATCTATTGCTTCCGTTATTGCAATAATGGCTGCTGCCACTCCTAATCCACCAATCAGTTTGAGTCCACCTGCAAGTAGTTTAACTTTCGTTGAAGCTGCTGCTGCTGATTTTTCTACCTTTAATAAATTTGCTGCGAATGTATCAACCATACTGTTGACCTTTGATAACCATCCCATCAATCCTTCACCAGAATTAATCTGATTCTGAATGGTTTGCAGACCTTGTAGAATGTTTTGTAAAGCAACGAGTTTCTGTATTGATTTCTCTATTTCAGAGTCATCAATACCCAACAATGCACTTATACCCTGACCAACACTTGCAATTGCTGTAATAGACTGCATGGTGTCAAGCATTGCATCCAACGGCTTACCAGCATCTGCGATAGCCGATTCAAGCTGTTTAACAACTGGCACAAGGCTTTTAAATCTTTCTGCCTCATCTTCTGTAATGATTCCCTTGTCCTGCTTATATTGCAGTGTCTGCATTTCTGTCTTTAATTCCCTCAGGGCTTTCTTTGCCGTCTCAAATTCCTGCGTTATGCCACCTATTTCGATACTGAACTTCTTCATTCCATCATAGGCACCTTCTGCATAGTTTCCGACATTTCTTCCGAACTGTCCATAGCCCTGCTCAATCTCCTTTAATTTGGTATTAAGCTCATTTGCTTCCTGCTGGAGTTGCCTGAACTTGTCACTCTCCACGTCAAGCGTCTGCATTGCGGTCTTGATGTCCTTCAACTGGGCTTTCATGCCCATCATGGTGCTCGTGTTGTTAATGCCGCTCTTCAGGTTATCCTGTGCTGCAAGTGACTTTGCAATCTGCTGATACTCCTTCAGTTCCTCCTTTGCATGCAATAGCTCCTGATATTCAGCCTTCTCCGATGCTGCCACCTTCTGATGCAATTCCTCAATCTGCTGCAACATCTTTGCCTCTTCGTCGAGAGCCTTTGCATTGCCACCTCCAGATGCTGATATATTGATGTTCTTGCTTTTCAGGGCGTCAATTTTCTTCTCCAAGGCGTCAAGTTGCTTGTTAAGGCTGTCAACGGCATTCAATGATTCCTGTATACCGTTAATTTCGATAATAAATGTCTTCTTTCCGTCTGCCATTTTAGTCTACTTTCTTTATCATTTTTATTTTTGTAGCATTATAACCAGTGCAATCATAACCAATAATCTCTGCAACAATGTACAAATCCTCGTCGAAATGTACCATTGCACCGTTCTTCAGGTCGTTGTATTCCTGTGGGTTTAGATATGCCTCCACTTCCACATAGTTGGATGACAGGTATGCCTGTGTGTTGAAATATCTCAGAAGGCTCTTCTCAGTGGTCTTGTATGATAGGTTTGTGCCGTCGCTCCACTGGTTTTCTGGAAGGAATATCTGTATCCTCTCCGCTGGCTTTGAATCAAGCCATACATATGCCGTTGTATAGTTCGGACGGAACCAGAACCTCTGAGTCAGTGAGTAACCGTCATGCTTCATGGACTCATCATAGTCATAACCGTCAATCATATATGTAAACTTGGACAGCACTGGCATCCTGATATTAAGTTCGGAACCTGTCTCAGTGTCGTTCTGGTCAGCCTCCTTCCAGTTGAAATTGTCATACCATGTGTAACTGAACGGTATCGATATGTCGGATGTCTCTGTCACATATGTATCGTCATTGAGTTCTATGATGCTGTAGCCCCTGTCTGCATAATCCTTCCAGTCTGGCTGGTTGAGCATGGACTTCGGCTGTACCGACCTCTCAAATCCCCATTCATCCTCATTAATCTTGTATTGGACTGACATTGACTTTGGGTATTCTATCTTTCCGCTCTCCGCCTCTGCCGAATTAACCCTGTCATCAAGGTCCACTGCATATGTGCTGTGTTTCGACTGGTTTCTTACAACATCTATCCATACATTGTTTCCATCCTGTCTTATCTGTAGATTGAATGCCTTCTGCACACCGTCTATGAATGAAGATATTGTCGTTTCCTTATTCAGGAAGTTCGTCACCCTCAGGTCATAGTCAAACTGTGACGGTGATGTGTAGTTGTAACCCTGATACCTCAGGAATGCCATAGAATTTGGCGATGCAGCCTCTATTTTTAGCTGTATTGTGTTATTTGTCGAGTAGTTGACAGATGTACCAGCCGTGTTATTATAAGCCCTCTGAATGGCAAATAACTCAAGTATGTCGTTCTTATTGAGCCATACCATGCATGACAATGTTCCGTCCATTCCATTCTGGTTGGCGTTAATGGTCATCTGAGGGGCATTTGGCCAACTGTTGTAGCCATAATCACTGTTCTGGTATACAATGTTGCCTTCCTCCGATACCATCTTCCTGTAACCTACCGTCTCAGATGTATTCTTGTATCCACAGTTGTAGAAGGAAAAGTTTTCTATCGCTGAAGACTTGGACCATGAGTATCCGTTCTTCATTACACTTCCAGTACCACCGAGGAATGAAGAGAAGCCACAGATGAAATTATCTGCCACGGCCTGGTCAAATCCCATTATCTCACCGTCCATAGGCACATATCCATAAAAAGTGCTGGAATAGTTTCTCGCTGTCGTTTGTGCCGCTCCCCTTACACGTCTTCCACCGAAATGTACACCTTCAGATGTTCCTCCAGTTCCAGTGCTCGTTCCACCTTCCGATGACGAAGATGATGATGAATTGGATGTTCTTATACCACTGTAAATGCTGTTATATCTGGATGATGACGTGACTGTGAGGTTGTTTGTGTTTGTTGGCCTTATGGATGCATATGGGTCCTCATGTGGGAAACATGTCTCCCAGTTCCTGATATTCGACTGTCCGTTGTAGTTTGTGGCCTGTGTCGGGTTTCCGTTGATATATTCCCTGTTGTGTTTTCCCTTTATGAGTTCACAGTTGTCCTCATAGTTCCTCACCAGTTGTATCTCTATAGGTGTGGTCTCAAGGAATGACGGTGTTATGGTGACGTTCTTCTGCTCTATGTTGTTTCCAGAACCTCCGTTTGTAATCATGTTCTGCATGACCGTGAGGTTACCAGCAGTGGAAAGTCTGGAAGACACCTGCAAATCTATCTTGTAAAAACCGTCAGCAGGAATGACGATGCATTTTTCATTGGGGTCATACATGTATGTGTCATTCACGGATGATGAACCGTTCTTCAACAGGTCATATATCCTTATATTCTCCCAGTTCCATGCCTCAAGCGTCCTGTCTGCCACACCTGCTGAACCACCGAAATGCCCCCTTGGATTATCCACATAGAAATATGGGAATTCCAGTTCCTGCTCATATCCGTTCCCACTGGTTGTGAGGGTTGCGGACAACTGTACCTTCCCCAGCCTTGGGTTTGCGAGGTTATATGTTGGCGCCTGCTCTGATGCAAGGTTTGCGGACATGAACACATCACTCAGCATAGGGTCTGTAAGGGCATCCCCATACACTGTGTAGCCCTTCCACTCGAAAGCCTTCTTAACCGTCTCAACCATGTTCAGACTGGGATAAAAGCTCTCAATCCACCACTTGTTATATCTGTCGATATCGAATTTCGATGTATATGTGTTTGCCACCTCATCACTTGACACTGGGTCCTTCTGGAATGCTCCATAGCATACAAGCGGAAATGTCACAGTGCTTGATGTGTCGGCATTCGTCTGGTTGATTGTGACAGCACCGTCGAAAGGAACATACCATGGGATATCGGTAAGTTTTGCATCACCGAATATATCGTCTATGTTGTTCATCTTGACCTGAACGAGGTTTACATTGTATTTCTTGTCAGCATATCCGTTGACGATTAGGTTGCCATGGAATATCTCCTTACCGTCTGCATATACCTCTGCATTATACCTCACATGGAACTTATTCAGTTTTGAAAGATTGTTTGCATGGTTCAGTATCCTGTCGTTCTTTGGTGTTGACGGTATGTCGAAGGAGAAAGAGTAATCAGCCTGTGGTGAAGACAACTTCTCAGGGTTGAACAGCACATTGTTCATCCTTAGATTGATGCTTCTCTGGTTTTCCAGTTCCAGTTTCTCACCGTTTGCGAAAATTTCTATTAAATGTTCACGATAAATCATTTGTAAATATTTTTATAATTTAGATGATTGATGGTTCCATGCTGTACCTGTATTTGACAGTAGCCTCATACACATTGTTCTGGTTGACCTCATCGACTGATACAGACTCAAGTATGATTGCATATTTCTCACCGTTGATTGTGGTCCATACCTCAGGGCTTTGGATAAGGTCGTTGAATGTGTATTTCCCGTCGTTGTCGAACAGATGTGACTTAAGTGTGACCGAGTACTTCACATCATTGTCATATATCTTCTCCAGTTCGTTCTTATCATCATCATAATAGTCATAGATGTTCTTCTGGTATGTCGCTAATTCGAAATCCCTTGTCTCTGTCCTCTGTCCAGTGAAGTCAAAGAACGATATGCCTCCATAAGAGTTCCTCCAGCATATCCTCTGGCTGTATTCCGTTGCGTGTAACGGCTTAATCACATTGTACCTTACAAGTATACTGCCGAGTGTTACATCGATGTAGAAAGCACTTGAAAACTGCTCAGGAACGAGATTTATGGTATAGTCTATCAGGTTATTCGAGCCTGTGTCACTCCATGTGAGGTTCTGTGTGTAATAGGTGTTGTATGCGCTGTCCTTGTATTCCACCGTTATGTTCATGCCTCCTGAGTATCCCTTGTAGAAGGATATGGGTATCGAATGCTCATAGACATACAGCAGCATGTTGTTCTCGCTTTCCTTAGGTGTTCCTCTGAAGAAATTCTGTGCCACCTGCGTGTTGTTTATCAGGTATTTCGCTCCCTGATTCACCATATATCCAACTGAGATGTAGTTTCCTGATATTGTACCGAGTTGGGATATCACACCGTCCCTTCCAAGTCCGCCTATGCTCCTTATGTCAAAAGAATATGGGACTGCGCTCCCAATCTTTGCAAATGTGGTAAGCACTGGTGAGAGATTGAATGCACACTCACCGTTGTAGAAGTTCTTCTCAAGTGTTGTCACATATTGTCCGTCATTGTAGATATCCACATCTATCCTGCTCTTATACAATTGTGTATTTGTGCTTCCGTCCGTGTTTGAAACGGTCAGGTATGATGAACCGACATTCGTCTCGAAATAGTTGGAGAAACCGCCTGTGAACATCTCACCGATAATCTTGTTTGTGATTGTAACCATGTTTCCGTTTGCCTGTACATTCCAGTTGGATGATATCGTCGGACAGTTCCTCAGTGCCCTTGCCATGCTGTATGCGGTGTCATTTGCCGACGGCATCACAGTGAACAGTTTGTTGATGGCATTCGCTGGGTCTATGACATTGGTGATTGTCTCTGTTAGGAACGTTATCTTCCACTGTCCGTCGGTGGTCGTTACACCATACAGAGAATTTGTCACCGTCAATGTGACAGTGGCCTTGGTGCCTGTATTATCCTCCGTTATCTTCAATATATTCGGTATGTCAGTGAAACAGATTAGATTTGAAGGAAAATTCTGATTGTTATATGTTATGTTCATTCGTTGAAATATTTTGTTAAGTCACTTATTATCGCCTCGAAGAGGGTGTCGAACCATTTATCTATGTATGCATCAAGTTCTGGAATCATCTTCGTCAAATCCCCGTCATCTGTATATACCATGAAAGGTCTCGCCTTTATACCGTTGTTCCATATATTGTTAAGGACAGCCCACACAATCTGGTTTTGGCTCATATTGCCGAACCTGATGTTCTTTTTCCTGACCCATTCATTAAGGTTCTGGACGAACTGGTGGAATGTTCCGTTATAATTGCCAGTTCTCTTCCATCCCCTTGATATAAACTCCCAATAGGCATTGATTGAGAGGGCAACACCGTTCTCAGTGGTCGTTATCTCAATGCTTTTCTGCAAGTCCGACCCCTCAAGAGTGTTGCTGCCAGTGCGAGGATTGACACCATATCGCTGTATTCTGTCCTCCAGCATCTTCTTCATCTCATCTGCAAGTTCCTGCAATGCCTCTTTCAGTTCCATTTAGCACCTCCTTGACGGTTTCAGGGTTATTGGTTTAATATCAATATCACCAGTCTCGTCAACATCAATATCGATGTCAGCATCCTTCTCTGGTTCATATGGCTCGTCATTGAAGTTGTCCTCAAGCTCACAGAGATTAACTGGTGAAGGCATGGCTAAAACAAGGCTTAATTTAACTCCTGCTGCGTTATCTGATGTGTAGTGGGACAATGTAAGGATGCTGTAGTCATAGACGCTCAGAATGCCTCTAAACGCCTCGTTTGTATCAAGGTATGCAACTATGTCTGCTGCAATGGTATATGCATTGTTCTGTTTGTCCAGAATGTCCTCTGGAATATCCAATGGAAAGCCCAAGATATACAGGTTAAATTCAACTTTGAATATATTGGTGGTGATATTCAGTTGATGATATGATACATCGTCCAGATACACCTGATAGTACTCATCGTTGTTCTGGTGATTGTGGAGGTCATCTCCCTGATATTTGAATGTGTGTACACCTCTATGCCTCAATGCGGTGTCCCTGATGATATTTACAATGTCTTTTAACATAGTTTCCGTTAATTTATATAAACATATCATGAAATAAAAAAAAGGGGCTTGTTGCCCCTTTCAATTTTGCTACATACTCATCTTCCCTTTTGTAGCTTCCTCAGGTTCTCCTGATATTTGTCCTCCTTCTCGTCGGCTTCTCCCTTATCAATCATGTATGACAGGAATGTCAGGTAGTCAGTGAGATAGATTTGAGAGACTTTTCCAATTTTCTCAATTTTCTCATCTGCCATTTCGAAGAGAGTTTTGTAATTACCCCATTTTTCACAGAATCTTGTATATTCTGGCGAGTGAGGTTTATTTCTTCCTCTACCATCGAATATAATTGGGAAGGTGTCTCTGATAGTATGTAGCAGTTGATAAAAAAATTCATAATGGGAAGAACCTTTGTTATCGGTGCATTCTCGAACATCTTTATCCTATCCTCCAATATCTCGTTTTCGAATTTCGAATCAAAGATTTCATCTTCCTTGCGACATATGATTGCCAGTATTGCAGCAAAATTTGCGGCATCTGTCTTTACAACACTGTCAACGGCAACATATTCACCAGTCTTTAGCTTGTTCATGATGTTCACCTGATAGGTTACACCGTCCAGCTCAATCTTGTTTGTAGGCTCTCCTACCACTGGCTGTTCATTCATGAAGGACAGCTTGTCGAAGATTATCTCAAGGAACTCCACTGGAAGCTGATTAACCTCATCGATTGTCTTACCTGCAAGGATGTGAAGCATCTCCCTGATGTCTGGTTCCTTCTCCCTGCCCTTGTAGTAATTGTCGATGTCTTGGAATTGTTTCAAGGTTATATCGTCCCATGATGTTGGAATATTCCATGAACCCAAATTGATTTTATCCATATATTATCTTAATGTATTGTTATTATTCCTTATGAATGAAAGGTTATTTACTCCACTGAACTTGTAATCCTCCTTACATTGAAGGGCTATTCCAAGACTGGTCACAGTATCGTCATGAAATGGCTCCTGTGCTGCATAGGTTATATTGCCAGTCTTTGTCAGTTTATAGGTGAATGTGGACATTTCAGAATAGAGTAATTTATTCTCCTTCTCGAAGTGTAGTGCCTTGTTCGCCACACCTACAGCGATAAGACCTATGTAATCCTTCTTAGTGTCATTGGTTGTTGCGAATGTATGGAATGATGATTTCTTCCTCAGTTGCTTCTTGATTTCATTTGCCATGACCTCACCTATGCTGTTGCTCTCGATATATGTTGCCACAGGGTCTGCCTTGTTGATGATTGATGCAATCTGCGAATATTTGCTGTCCAGTGTACCGTCAATCTTGTATTGCTTGATTTCGTTGTGTGTGTTTACCAGTGTAACAATCGTGTTATCGTCTCCTACTGATGAAGGGTCAATACCAATCCAACACTTGTCATTTCTGTACTTGTCAATGTCGAAACACCGCTCATAATCAGGGAATACTGACAAAGCATCGGTCAAGAACTGGCATTCGAACTCACACTTCCAAGCCATTGGCGGGTATCCTTTCTTAAGTTCCTCAATCTCTTCTGGTTTGATAAGAGCGTCTTCATAGATTGTCCTCTTAATGTACACCATGTCTTCCCTTTCGCCAGACATTGCCTGCATGCACAGATTGTAAAAAAATCCGAATGTGGACTTGGGGGTTGAAATCATGATGATTTTATTGCAGTGCACTTTTGTCAATGGAAGGACGATATTGAAATAGAAACTCTGCCCGTCAATCTCTTCCCTGATGTATGCCGCCTCGTCGATGATTAGCTTCGTGCAGTTGCTACCACGGGCTGACTGTGCCGCCTCTCCTGAGAAGAACCTTAGCTTTGAACCTGTGATTGACTCGATGATGAGGTCAGATGAATTTGACTTTGAGACGAATGTCCTTGGAAGCATCTTCACTATGCTTGCATATATTCTTTTTGCAAGGGTGAACGTCGGTGTGAAGTAGATAATCTCCTGATTGGACTGGGAGAGCCACTGGATGCATAATAATGTCACCACAGTGGTCTTTCCCTGTTGTCGGCTCAGATTTGCCATCACATACTTATGCTCTTTGTCGTTTGCATAGTTGTAGATGATTTTCTGGCTCTCAGTCAGTTTTATCCCCTTCACATTAAGTTTCATCGTCCGTCATCAGATTGAAATCAATAGTTATATCACCGTCAACGTTCAGGTTCAGCGTCTTCTCGTCAGGCAGGAATATCTTTGATATGCTATCAAGTACCGACTTTGCAACCAATGGGTTGTTCATCTTTGTCGCCTCCTGATACTGGCTCATATACTGTGAGAAGAGGAGGTCCCTTAGGTCTTGAATCTTCTCAACCCTGTCCTCCCTCATAAGCTCCCAAGCGGCTGCTATGTAGTTCTGTATCTGCCTGTCCCCGATGTCCTTCTTCGGATTCAGGTTCTTATACTGTCTATCCCTGAACTTGTTGAATATCTCGCTTCTCAACGTCCCGTTCACTAAATCAACTTGGATTTCCTCAATTAACCGTTGAACCCTGTCATATTCGTCAAGCTGTTTTTGGCTTAGCCTTTTTCCCCTTTTTAGCGGTTGCAGGTGATTTTCCTTCAGTGCCATCGTTATTTTCCTCCTTTATTTGCTCCTCATGCTCCTGCATGATTATTTGGCTTTCAAGCATTGCTTCCTCAACAGTTGAAAAACCGCTATCCTGTGCATTTGCCAATTTTTCCTCTGCTTCCTTCTTTGCCTTGTCAACCTCATATCTCCTGAGTGCCCTTTCCAGTTCCTCCACTCGCTGGCGAAGACATGAGCCACAGGATGTATTGTTTACATGTTTCTCTAATACCCGATTATATACAGTTGTCAGTTCATGCGTCTCCACATAGTGTCCACGTCTCTTTATTTCGATGAATTTCCTTACCTTTTCAATATCTTCTTCTGTCCAAGTCATTTTATTTGAAATTAAAATATTATTAATCTATTTTTTCTGTCTTTCTCTTCTGGTCTATCTTAAGTCCGAGCCATAATATGAATGCAAAGCCTATTCCCACAAATAGCATTGTCCAGTCACCGAACAATAATGAAATAATTGTTGATGCCACCCATGATATGTGGAAACTTAAACACGCCCTACATTGGAAACCTTCGAATTGGAATAGTTTCCATTTTGCCAACCTTAGTTTTGTCTCAGTGAACACATAACCTAATGTATAGCCTATAAGCACTGATATAACCAGTAATATGAATTTAACTGCAAGCATAATCTATTCTATTTTGTCTTTTATTATATAGTTCTTTATATTTTTCTTCAGCCTCTTCATAGGTTCTGTAATAACCTATTGTAACTCTTTTCCCGTTTTCAGAAAACTTAAGTTGAAAAGGATGCGCCTTTTCTGGGTGTTTATAATTCTTAGATAGGTCAGCGATATCTGGTTTATAAGCCAATGTCCTATTCAGAATACTCATTGGAGAGTCTACAAGTCTTAGGTTCTCCAATCTGTTGTCCAGTCTGTTTCTGTTGATATGGTCAACTATCATCCCTTCAGGAATATCCCCTACAAATGTTTCATACAACAGTCTGTGCAGTCTCTTATTTTCTCCATTCAGGCAGCAAGACAAATAACCTTCACTATCTACAAATGTCAATATTCTCTTCTCTGGCATTACTCTCCCTCTCTCTGTTGTATGCGCTACCTTTCTAACATCACAGTCCAACGAGATTTGATACTTGCCTCCATACCCTTTAATGTCCTTGTATTCCGTTGTGTCTTCTTCTTTAGGTTCTAAAACATCGAACGACCACACGGAACCCTTAGCGGTATTTCTTTTACCGTTGCAACAGGCACTTATGGTTTCTTTTGTTACACCCACTGCCCTACCTGCTTCTGCAAGTGACTTATAAGTGTTTATAAGCACATGGTTCATGTTATATTGATAAACTCTCTTCATATCTGTTTTTAGACAAATATATGGAAAATATTTTTAAGAAACAAGTCCTTTTATTTAAACATATATTATTCATAAAAAATGCCTGTACTGTTCGTCATAGGCTTTCTTTATCTCAGCCTTTGTGACGTTTTCCTTTAACCAATTCTTCACGTCAAGGACTTTCTGCCTGACCCCTTTTGAGTTTGTCTTCTCTGCCAGTTGCCGATAGGTGAGGTTGCACAGTGTTTTGAGCTGGAATAAATGAAAATAATCAGGTGGAAAGTTATGTTCAACCACCATCATAATGTACAGCGTTGCGAAATCCTTGAACAGGTCGTTCTTCACCTTTTCCTGAGCGGTCATGTTCACGTCATTGTAGTATTGTTCATAGAGTTCTTCCACGCCAGTCACGTTGGTGTCCCGTCTGCTGTTCCTTGAGTATTGCTTTTCACGTTTCAGATTGGTCTTAAAGGATTGGAAGAGGTAGTTCTCAATCCCCTGTGGTGTTGTGTCCCTGAGTGAGCCTTTTTTCTCAATGGCGGCATGGCATTTGACTATGGTGTCCGAAAATATATCATCGTCCCAGTCATAGTGCTTCTCTATGCAGAAGTTCCTGAACCGTTTTCTGAGGCTGTCATAGTTGTCGTTTATATGATTTAGGAAAATCCTTGAGTCTTCCATGGTTTCTTATAAAATATAGTGTGTTTATTGGCATTTATAAAGAAAAGTGGGGCTGCGCTCAGCCCCTTGAAATAAAATACTAATTAATAATGAAAGAGTAAATCTTTGCGTCTGATAGATATAGGCCCTCCCTGTAGCATTTCTCCATTGTGCCATAGCCCTTGTTCTTGATGATGACAGTCTTGTGGACTGGGAGCCTTTTAAGCTTTGTGAGGTTCCACACAAGGATGTGACCGTCACTGGTGAAGTTGATGTAGAGTGGGATTGCTCCGTTCACGATATGCTGCAACATGAGCCCCGTGAATTTCTCATCCTCTATAAATACCGTCTCGTCGTTGAAATTATGGCCAGATAGCGTCATTTCCTTTGTCAGGACGGCATTTCTGCTCTTTAGCTCTATAGCTGTCTGCCTGTTGTCATTTGTCTTCCCTGATGCATCATAAACGTGCTTTTCTGGGGTCTTGTAAAGTTCGTTGAAGAATTGTTTCCTGTCGTTGAAACTGAGTAACTTTTCGAAGTCTGTCTTTTCGTTTGCGTTAAAATATTCGTCGTCTTTTTTCATTTATTAGTATCCTTTACCAATAAATATTTCCGACTTTTGAAAAGTTATGGTTTTTCTTGAACTTTTTTTACTATATTTTTATAAGTTATTGATAACCAATAGTTTACTTTGGATAAATTTTTTCAAAAAATTCCTTGAAATACTGTTTTTTCAATGATTTCACCCTTTCGTCACTGATGTTCCTCAGATGCTGATTGATAATCGGCAGTATTATGCGTTTAAACTGTGCATATGCTTCTTTCTTCCTGTTTATCGGTAGATAGAAGAGGTTCCCCTCCTTTTCGTCAAACGTGTACCCCTCAGGGGTTGTGTAGTGATAATTCGTGCTTCCAACTTCTCTCATTTTCCAACTTACTTCTATATTCATTTACCAGCCTTTCCCATACATCCCATCTGATTGTTCCTGTCTCCCCTTCTGGTGGATTCATAAGTTCTTCTTTTGTGTACAGGTCTTCCTCTCTTGCTTCTCGTTCAATCCACTTTTCGCTATAGACTGAAACGGTTCGTGAGATTATGTACTTTTTCTTTTCCTCTTCCTTCTCCCTTTTCTTTTTCTTCTCTTTCTCAAGTGCTTTTCTTCTCAGCATCCTATCATGTGCAAGTTCTTTGGAGGTCTTCATCTGGCCATGCGCCAAGCGATATTGCTCTTGATATCTCTTGTAAGCCTCTTGTCTTGCCTTCTCTTTCTTTTCCTTTTCCTTTGCTGCCTTCCGTTCCTTTTCCTCTTTGAACCGCCTCAGTTTATCCTCAATTGTTAACATAGTATATCGATTTACCAATAAATATCACGAAGGTTGCTTTTTTGAAGAAAAAAAGTGAAGGTTTTTTATGTGAACCTTCAAAACACTGAAAATATATTGAATTATGGCATAAGAAGTCTTAAAAAACAGGGGAGTTTAGAGTCACCTCCCCCCAGTTGATAGAGATTTTTTTGCATCTATATAAATTAGTTAACCTATTTAAAATATAGTGGCTTTATCGTTGAAAAGCAAGTTTTCTTGGGATTTTTTTTTCTACTTTGAAATTCGCTTGATGAGAATTCTAATCAATATTCGTTTATAAACGAATTTACCATTTATCATTGGTTTGAAATAGTCCCATTGGTGGCCACTACCATTACAAGCATCACCCAATATCTCAAATTGAGTGGGGCAATATTGACCAAGAAATGTAATGGGAACTCCCATAATTCCATCATAGTCCATTGGAATATCACTAACCTTTCCAACCTCTATTGCATCATAGTTGTCATAGCGAGGGAACTCATCGGCATTATAGTGTTTGTAGAGGTCGATTGGCTCGGTTCGCTTGCTATGTGTGAGATTGGTAAACCAAATGCAACCCATAATGTTCTTGATGATTTCTCCGTTATCGTTAATCTTGTAGGATTTGGTCTTTGACTCATCGAAGGTATCTTCGGTCTGAATCATATCCATACCTCCACCGAAAGGCTTGTAGCCAGCCCATAACTTATTATCCTTAATCAAAGGGAATATCTCCTTATAAGTGATTGCATTCATATTGCCGATGATAAGGAATTTCTTGTTACTCATAACTTTCTTTTACTTTGAAACTCTCTTAATGAAAATTCGCTTGTAAACCTTTTGCCCGTTTACCCAAGCACTATCCCAAGACTTATCGAATGGTGTTTTCTTCATCCACTCAATCATACCATCACCACCTCGGTCGGTAGTCCAAATTATCTCAAATTGAGTGGGGCTGAACAACACAATGCTTATTGGAACTCCCATGATGTCATCATAATCATATGGTATGTCCTTTATTCTATCAACCTCAATGGCGTTATAATTGTCATATTTCGGGTATTTCTCAGGGTCATATGCCTTCGTCAACTCAAGTGTCTGGTATAGGTGTCTGGAGTCAAGATTGGTATACCATAACGATGGAACATTTCTTTCTTCGCCATCGCTGGTGGTAAACCTCATAATAAATGAAATCTTACCATTTGCCGACCTTATAAACCACTCTCCACTGGCAATGTATGGAAATATCTCCTTGTATGTTATTGCATTTGCACTACCTATTATTAGAAACTTTTTCATGTATTTTTCCTTTTGATTAGTAACCTTCTGTAAACTGCCTTTCCATTTATAATCGGGCCTTTAAAGAACTCATAGCATTTAACACCTTTTCTTGATGTTTCTATTTTACAACGTTGTGCACCCAAAACATCACCACTAGTCCCGTCGTTCCATATGGCTATTATTTGAAATTGTTCTGGGCAATACTTGTCAAGGAATGTAATAGGTACTCCCATAACTCCGTCATAGTCACAAGGAATATCTTTAACCTTTGATACCTCTATTGCTGAATAGTTATCATACATTTGATACTTTTCTGGGTCATATCTCTTTGTTAATATCAATGGCTCATTTCTTTTATGATGTTCCATATTTGTGCACCAGTATACATTACTTATATTTTTTATGTGGCCATCATCCGAAATAAACCCCTTTATTCTATTATGAGCGCCAAGCCATATCTTATTATCCTTGATTAATGGAAAAATAGATTTATATGTAATGGAATTCATATTACCGATTAACAGAAACTTTTTGTTATTCATAACTTTCTTTTACTTTGAAATTCGCTTGATGAGGATTCGTTTGAAAATAGTTTTACCACCAACACTTGGTGTAAACAAGTCCCATTCGCTATCTTTTCCATGATTTGCTTCACCAATTATCTCAAATTGAGTGGGACAATACTTGCCAAGAAATGTAATGGGGACACCAATAACTCCGTCATAGTCCATTGGAATGTCACTAACCTTATTAACATTGATTGCATCATAGTTGTCATACTTTGGGTATAATGCAGGGTCATATTTCTTTGTTAGTATCAATGGCTCGTTTCTTTTATTGTGTTCCATATTTGTATACCAAGTAATCATCATAAGTTTGATGTAATACTCACCATTTTCCACTCTGTATTTGCTGCACTTTGTTTCATCAAACTTATCAGCGCTAATTATGAACTCCATCGAGCCATAGAATGTACCAAGCCACATCTTATTATCCTTGATTAATGGAAAAATAGATTTATATGTAATTGCATTCATATTACCGATTAACAGAAACTTTTTCATACTCCCCATCTGAATTTAACTTAAAATTGCCACCATATATCCAAAAGACGAAATCCCTGAAAATGCTGAATGGTGGATTGGTTATTATCATGTCGGCTTCATCCCTTATCTGTGAGCATTCCTCTGACCTGAAGTCACCGTTGCCGTTTAAGGGCGTTTTTGTGGTCTCTGAGCCGTTATAATCAAGTCTGTAGGACTGTCCTTCAAAGTTGATGTGTGTGGCTGTCATGTGCCTTAATTTGAAGTCATGGAAGTGGTCAATGAAATACTTCCAGAAATTGCTCTGTTCCGTGTCACAAGGTAGATATATCCATTGGTTCTCGAAATGCTTTATGTAATGCTGGCATTCGTTCTCAATGTCCTTATATTGTGTGTAGAATTCATCGTTTTTAAGTCGTTTTGCCTGATGCAGGTTTGCGTTATCCTTTGCCATTATTAGATTATTATGTGTGTTATTTTAGAAAACCTAACTCATAAACCATAGGTCTCATTTTATCTGCCAACTTTTTGAACAATTCAGTAAATTCCTTGTACTCGTTGGGCATGAACTCTTTCCACATTGCTTTTAACTGGTAATATGATGCGTCCCAATTCAGTATTTGATATTCGGGATGTTCCTCGTTGAACAACTCCCTATACTTGAATGATATCCTTGTCAGTTCGATTGCCTTGTCAAGAACCGCCTTTGCCTCTTGTGAAAGTTCTATTGTTTGCAGTTTTGTATATACATATCTATCATTAGATACCCTTGCATCATTGTAGGTGAAATCCAAGTTGTTCTCATTTGCCAATGATATAATCTCATCCTTCGGCATAAAGAAGAACTCATTCTTGATGTCCCACAACTTGCCCTTGTATTCCACCTGACGAAGGCTGGATTGCTGACTATGTGAGTTAAACAATGAGAATACAATACTATCGTTAACAAACTCGTTCCATTTCTCACTTTCAGTATTCGGTGCAAGGTACTCATCTTGTGAGTTAACCCAATAACTCTCCACCAACTTTCTTGCAGAGAATAATGCAATAACCTTTTCAAAGTTTTGTGGTATAACTGAATTGGTAATACAAGCAGTTCCTCTTGTTTGTATTGCACTTACCAAAACAACCCCTTGTGTGTTCTCATTGATATTGTTGCCCAATGAGCAGAAACCACCAATACTATTAGGCAGTATGCTTTGGTTTTCTTTCTCAACAACTCTTAAAGGATTTGACAAATGAGGGAACAACACCTTCTTTTCCTTGATTTCTTTCAGTTCAGTGCGAAGCCAATCACTTGCCTTTACATCGTTATCTACATTGTAAACAACCTTATTGCCAATGGACTTTATTTCACCATCCACATTGTCAATGAGGGTGTAGTTAAAGTTGCTATTGTCTGTATTGATACCACTATTCCAAATTGAGAAACCAATACCCCAAGTGTCGGCAACATCAGCAAAATGACTTGCCTTAAAGAGAACACCATTGTTGTAGGCAAAATCCTTAAAGAAAACACTGCGAAAGACCTTTCTATTTGCACCACTCAAAAAGTTAAGAGGACTGAACAAACCAATATGAACATTGGTGAGGTTGTATTGTTCCTTAATCATCATAATGCGATAGAGGAATTGCAGATACAAGTTTTGGCTTGCGCCACCAATCTTGTCGGAAATCATCTGCTCATAGACCATAGTGTTTGAAACACCACCTTTTCCTTCTTTACCCTTTCCACTTGCACTTGTTGCATAAGGTGGGTTAATGAAGAATATAATCGGTTTGTTTTGTTCCAGAGCGTCTTTCAGTCCTTGTGGCAACTTGTCAAGTGAATCGTTAAGGAAATCGAATTGGAATGATGTTGCCTCTCTATTGTATCTCTCACTGATTGCGAGTTCTGCGTTTTCAAGTGTGGAGCAATAAAGTTCCTTGAAGAAATAATCCCTTGTAAGATTCTTTGTTCCACTGCAATTGTCCCATACCACAAACTTTTCTTTCCAGTCCTCACCGAATTGCTCTGCAATCATCTTATGGGCATAGTCAACGAACAATGTGGGAGTGTAGAACTGACCTTTATTCCTTTTATCTGTGTTTACCTTTATCAATATTATCCCTTTATTTTAACATATTATTTTCATAAAAAATAAAATATTCCAGAGGTATTATAAAGGAATAATCGATGTAAAATAGTAAAAGCATCGCCTTTCGTGTGGGCGATGCTTATTGTTTATTCTATATAATATATTAAATAATATAAATTATATATCAATATAAAATAATGATGCAACACCTTTAATAGGTGTTGCTTGCTATTTAATAGGAATAAATTATATATAATATATTGTATACATAGTACTGGAACCTGTTGCCTTCTATAAAAATAAAGGTACAGTAATCCCCTAAGGGATGAACCAAAAAAATAATATTCCTATTAAATTATCTGGTTTTTCAGAATGAATCTTGAATATCTGAGTATTGAGCCTAAACTAAGGATTTACTCATTAACCATACCTTAGTAATTCACTTTCCTCAAGATGCCAAGTGAAAAGACATTCTTGTTTCATTCCTTTTCGACCTATCGGAGAAAACCCAAATCTCTATGTCAAAGGTGAGATTGATAATCCGACTTCTGTTCTGAGTTCTATTTTTTACATTGATGTTCCCAGAAGTTCACCAGCATGCACCTGCTATATGGTGGGTCTAATTAAATAAACTGCATACATGAGCACAGTTTACCTGTCTGACATAAGTCAGCGAGGTCATAAGACCAAGTGCCTTCTTATAAATAAATACAACGATGACTTCTAAAATTCAAGTTTTTGAGGACTTTTTTTTAAAAAAAATAATAACAGTCTGATTTTCAATACCTTAAATGATAAATAAAAATAGATTTAAATTAACCAAAAATATTTTGTTAAAAAGTGTAAAAAGGTATACATATAATTTTGATACCTCAGGAAAAAAACATATATTTGTATCACAACGGACGTTGATAAACGACACGGCAGGTAAAACAGTAACGACTGCATTAACGTCTGATAATCAAGAAAGAAATTTTTTCATATTTTTTGATACATAAACTTTATATTTAGGGGAACGTCTGCTGAGACAGCACACTGACCCCCCCTTTTTAAGAAAATTATTATTAACTTTAAAATATTTTAATTATGCATTTCAAGAAAAATAAAATTAACATGGACAAGTCCTACATCGATGGTTTGATTGAGGGGCTTATGAAGCAGAACATGAAAGGTTTCAATCAGGTTCTTTATGGACTGGAAGGACACCTTGAGGATAACGGTAAAACCAACGCTGGCTACACAACACAAGCACACTGGCAAATGGTTGCAAACGAACTTGGAAAGAAGGTCTATCAGACCACTGCCTTTGATACTACTTACCTTCTCCTGTTCGAAGGTGTAAAGGAAGAGTATATTTATTATGTTGACAAGTACTGCATTGGTGGAGAGGATAACGAGCATAAGGTTCCGATGCCATTCAATGACTGGGTGAATGAGTACTTCAATGTATTCGAGCCGAGGGAGTTTCACCTAACATTAGAAATGTTTGAGGAGGATTGAAGGATTGAGTTATGGATGATATTACAGTAACACTGACAAGGGATGAGGTTATCTACCTTGAGAACCTACTGATGCTTGACAAATTGGATAACGTTAAAAGATGGAGTGATGGCGATGATGAATCGATGCAGTACATCAAAACAGACGAGGCATTGTACATGAAATTCAACAAGGCATGGAAATAGATGAATTAATATGGCGCCACAACAAGGAAATGGCAATAGAGGCTCTGTATGACGATGAAATGGCGATGGTGGGCAGTTATACCAGACGAAGGGAGATAAGCGATTACAGGGCAAAATAACGGCGGAATTTTTTAAATATTTAACATAAAGGATTAAGAGTATGAAGAAGATTATTGTTTTAATGATGATGATGCTGGTTGCATCGGTGGGTTATGGACAGGTCTCAAACAAGAAGGCTGCAATGATGTTCTGTGAGAGTGTTCCACTTAAGAAGTATAATAAGAAGGTGTGTGAAAAAATCAATGTCAGGATAAATGTAAGCAAGTGGAATGAAGAGGCCCAGGCTGAGATAATCAATTTCTTCAGGGATAATGGCATCAATTGCCACATTACACTTTGGATTCCGATTTCGGACGAAGACAAGAAAAATGTCGTTGATATCAGGACTTTGACGGACACTGACAAAAAGATTGGCATCACCGAACTGGACTTTGTTGACCTCATGGGTGCGTTCAACTTTATATATAAAAGCACCAAGGAAGACATGGAGATGGTGAATGAAATCAAGAAGGAGAAAAGGTATAAGATTGACGAGAAATGTGATGATGTCTATGCCATTCAGGAGAAGTATGATGGACGCTCTTATGGAAGGGTCAGGGAAAGGGATTATGCCGCTGAGGGAGCATGGCGTTTTTCCGTGTACCGACTCACTGGGAATCCGTCATGGCTGGCTTGGTAACTAATTCAACATTCTAAATATTCATGCGATGTGTGGGCGAGGGGCCGTGAGGTCTGGTAGCCCACTTTTTATATCCGATATGGTATAATGCCATGGATGCCAAGCTGAAGTATATCAGATAAGGTATAAATCAGTTAATAAATCTTAATGGCGATTATTTTTGCCTTGAAATTTGTGACCGATTTTAATTAAAACGATTATTTTTGCAGACATAAACCAGCGTTCATTGATTTCAGATGGTGACCGAGGTTCACATAACGCCTTTAACGGGGAGCAGGTTCGAATCCCTCTCTCTCCGCTATTTAGTTGATTTTTAATCAGTTAACAAGAATAAGGCGATATTTATTGCCTTATTTTTTTGTCTTTCAGACATTATTTGTGACCGAAATTGTGACCGATTTTGATTTCGTGACTGGTTTTTTGTGACCAATTTTATCAGTTAAAAAATTAAAACGGAAATTATGCAGGCAAAAAGACAGACATTCTCATGCAAGTACTATTGCAGAGACAGTAAGAAGAACAAACAGGGCATGGCTCCTGTTGAGTTAAGTATCATCATCAATCAGGAAAGGGTATTCGTCACTCTTCCAAGAAAGATGTCGCCAAAGGACTTTGAAAAGGCTGTTACATCAAGGTCAAACAATGACACCAAGCAATTCCTGTCACTATTCGAGACCAAGGTGAACAATGCCGTGACCGAAATTATTACAAGAAATGAGACATTGACCGCCCAGAGGGTCAAGGACTATGTATTGGGCAACGTGTGTCACTCATACACCCTCTCAAGGCTCATTAATGAGCATATGACGCTATTGAATGAAAGAACAAGGAATGAGATAAGTCTTGATACATTCAGGCGCTACAAGATAACTTATGAGGCTCTGCTGAGACATATTGGTGATAAGCCCATCACTGAGATAAATACTGGAGATATGTTATCTTTCAAGACTTGGGTATTATCTGGTCATGACCATACAACAGCATATGGATGGATGGCTCGTTGCAAGACCTTATTCAAGTTTGCTATTGATAACCAGTGGCTCACCTATAACCCCATGAACGGTGTGAGGTTGCCAAAGAGTGAGAAGAAGATAGAGATACTATCAGAAGATGAATATAAGGCGATAAGAGATAAGAGGTTTGACATTCCAAGACTTGAAAAGGTCAGGAAATTATTTGTCCTTGCATGCAACTGTGGGCTGGCATATTCTGACCTGATGCTATTGAGACCAGAAGATGTAATGAGGAAGGATGATATTATGTACATCAACAAGCAAAGAAAGAAGACTGGGGTTGAATATACTGCTGTTGTTCTGGAAGATGCAGTTGACATTATACCAGATGTTGTAAGTTTCAAGATGTCCAACCAAAGGCTTAATTCTTATCTGAAGGAAATTGAGGACCTTTGCAACATCAAACACCGTCTGACAATGCACAAGGCGAGACATTATTACATTACTACATTGATAAGAAGAGGTATTAACGTTGAGATTGTAAGACAATGTGCAGGGCATGCGAAGTTAAGCATGACCCAGAAGTACTTGCATATTGTAAATGATGACGTCATTAATGCTTTTAAATGAAATAAGGAGTGAATTAATCACTCCTTTTTTATTATCTAATGTCTTTGTTCCTTCTGTATGGCCTGTATACCTGCTTCCATGGATTGGGCTGGTTGAGTTTGGCGTTATCACCACAGCATGAGCATTCACAGGCACAGCAGTTGAGCAACGGGTAGTGCTCATGTCTCTCACATAGCCACCTCTTGCAGTAGTCCTTCCTTGCCTCCACCTGTGCCCTGAGGTGCTGGCTGACATATGTCATTTCCTTCTGGTCAAGGCTGTCAGAATTGTCGCTCTTGCCCTTTGTAACGCCAACCTCTGATATATGGGCCCATGTCATCGGAAGTGCCTCCAGAGCCACTGCAAAGCCCAGATATGGGTATATTGCCTCCACCAGTGCCGTTGAGTTCTCCTCTGAAAGGTCGTTGTCTGCAACTTGGTCCAAAAGCTCCTCATAGAAGTCCTGTCCCAGAATCGGCTCAATCCAGATTGTCTCAGCCAGTTTCACATAATTATGGAGTTCCTTCATGTTGTAGTTCAAGGGTATCGGGCTAAATTCCTTGAGCCATTTGTCGTTTATGATTGTTCTCTGTATCATGTCTTATTCCTCCACCTTTTCCTCTTCGTTATTTTCAGTGCTGGCAGGTTCTGCCTCAGTTCTTTCCTTTACATCTGCATCATTCTGGAAATCATTGAAAGACAATGGTTTCATGACAATCTCAGTCTCCACACCGTTCATTGCCAGCATCTGGTTGACCGTCTTGATGACAGCCATCCTGTTGAAATTACCTGTCAGTTTGTTATATAACT